CACAAACACTTTATTTCCGCAAAGGACAGTTGGATATTCTTGAATTAGTTTTAGGGCGTAAGGCTACGTGTGAGAAAGTGTATGAGGAGTTACAAGATGAGTAAACGCATCTATGACTTCATATGCCCTAACGATCATGTAACTGAATCGCTAGTTGATAGTGATCATACCACTGCTAAATGTAAGGTATGTAGTAAGGACGCTATCAGGGTTGTATCCTCCCCAAGGATAAAGCTGGATGGTTGCTCAGGCGATTTCCCTTCAGCTTCCGACAGGTGGGTACAAGTACGGGCTGAAAAGCTCAAACAAGAAAAGAAACAGAACGCATCCCACGTGGGTGACTAACTCTGAATTCAATTATAAAACTCCTAGAACCCGTCAAGGGCAGGATGAAAGGTAGGTATGGCTCTCATTGATAATGAAGAACTGGGTAAGAGCGAATTAGACGCAGTAGACGAACAGCAACAGACAGCTCGTGAAACAGCTCCTGTACCAACTCAAGAAGATGCTCCAAAGATTCCCGATAAGTATCGGGGTAAAAGTTTAGAGGACATCGTGACAATGCACCAAGAGGCTGAAAAGCTCATTGGTAGGCAAGCTCAGGAAGTAGGTGAAGTTCGACGCTTGGCTGATGAACTCATTAAACAACAACTCTCCACTAAGCAAACGACACAGCCTCCAGTAGTAGAGAATGAGATAGACTTCTTTGAAGACCCTAAGTTAGCGGTTCAAAAAGCAGTAGCAAATCATCCCGATGTATTGGCAGCTAAACAGGCCTCACAGCAGTTAAAGCAGATTCAGACACAAGCAATGCTCAACAAGAAGCATCCTGACTTTGCAGATATTGTACGTGATGGTGAGTTTATTGAATGGGTTAAAGCCTCTCCAATGAGACTTAACATCTATGCAATGGCTGATGCTAATTATGATTTTAATGCTGCAGATGAACTTCTCTCAACATTCAAACAGATCCGAACATCTAAAACACAACAAACCACAGATGCAGGTAATGCTGTACGCAAGCAAAACTTGACAGCAGCAGCAGTTGATGTTGGAGGAACTGGGGAATCATCTAAGAAAACCTATCGTCGTGCCGACCTTATCCGGCTACGTATGACAGATCCGGCACGTTATGAAGCTATGGAGCCAGACATTATGGCAGCATACGCTGAAGGGCGTGTACGGTAAAACACAATTTAATTTAATTTTAGGAGAATTATAAATGGCTTTAGGTACAGCTCACGTAACGGTAACAACCGCAGCAACGTTTATTCCAGAAATCTGGAGTGATGAGATTGTAGCAACATACAAGAAGAACTTGGTGTTGGCTAACTTGGTTAAGAAGATGAACTTCAAGGGCAAGAAAGGTGACACCGTTCACATTCCAGCCCCTACACGTGGTTCCGCTTCTGCTAAGGCAGCTTCAACTCAAGTTACATTGATTGCAGCTACAGAATCTGAAGTGGTTGTTTCAATTGATCAACACTATGAGTATTCACGTTTGATCGAAGATATTGTCGAAGCTCAAGCTTTGTCTTCACTGCGTAACTTCTACACTGAAGATGCTGGTTACGCTCTGGCTCGTCAAGTTGATACATCCATTATCCAATTGGGTCGTGGTGTTCAAGGTGGCGGCGGTACAGCTGCTTACTCCGGTGCTTTCTCAGGTGCTGACGGTACTACAGCTTATGTTGCTGGTGCTAACACTGGTTTGGGTGCTCTGACTGATGCAGCGATTCGTCGTAGCATTCAGCGTTTGGATGACAACGACATTCCTATGGACGGTCGCTTCTTGGTCATTCCTCCTTCAAGCCGTAACACATTGATGGGCTTGGCTCGTTACACTGAACAAGCCTTCGTTGGTGAGTCCGGTGGTAGCAACACCATCCGTAACGGTGAAATTGGTAACTTGTACGGCACTCCCGTGTTCGTTACTTCTAACGCTGATACAACATCTGGTTCTACAGCTTGCCGTATTGCACTGATGGGTCATAAAGACTTCGCAGTGTTCGTCGAGCAGCAAGGTGTTCGTTCACAAACTCAGTACAAACAAGAGTACCTCGGTACATTGTTCACAGCCGATACATTGTATGGCGTGAAAGAGTTGCGTGACAATGCAGCAGTTGCTTTGGCAGTTCCAGCCTAAGTGAGTTAAGGGTTCCCACTGTAATAGGTGGGAGCCTTTTTAATGTATTATAAGTAGTACATCAGAAAGGTACACATATATCATGAAATTTAAATGTAAATCTACTAATCTTGTTTATAACTTTGAGTTTGAAGTAGACATCTTGTCTATGATGAAACATCCAGACTACGAGTCAGTTCCAGAGAATGAACCAGAACAAGAAGTTAAACCAGCTGCAAAAACAACTAAGAAACAATCTAAGGTAACATCAGATGAAAGCAGTATCAACGGGTAATGTTTTAACAGCAGCAACAAAGACTACTGTTTTTACAGTGCCTACTGGTTATTATGCTAAGTGGGTTCTTTGTTATGTTGTTAACACTACAGGTAACAATAAAGCTGTAGATGCTCTTTGGTATGACTCAAGTACAGCTACTGAAATACACATTTTAGATAACTACGTACTAAGCCCCACACAGTTTATTAAGTTTAACGATGGTGCTTATGTAGTGCTTGAAGAGGGCGATCAAGTGCGAGTAGAGTCAGAGGCTGGCTCAACAATGAATACTATCAATACGTTTGAGTTATACAGAAAAGGTGAATAATCATGGCAGTAACTAATGCTGACATTTTAGGCTGGTTAAATGCCAATCCTGATGCTAGTCCAGAGCTTATCAATCAAACGATGGCTGAAGCTGGCGTTAGTGCTGCTCAGTATCAATCTGCTACTGGTACTCCTCCTCCTCCAGTAACACAAGCATCTTCTCCTGAAAAGTTTGCTACTTTAGTACAAGAAGCAACATCTCCAGCAGTTAATACAGTAGCTCCTACATCCACAAAAGTAGTTGGTGGCCCTGTACAAACAAACCCTGCCGTTAGTAACGCTGACATTCTTGGATGGTTTAATGCTAATCCCAATGCTGATACTGCATTGATTAACCAAACAATGCAAACTGCTGGAGTTTCTCCACAACAAGTTTCAGCTGCACTGTCTAGTAACCCAGATGTCGCTAAGACATACCTTACTCAACAGATTCTTGGTCAAGGAACTGCAAATCAGTGGTCAGGAGAAGGCTTTGGTTCAGCGCAAGCTAATGCTGCTGACATGGCTAAGATTTTGTCTAGTATCGGCATTACAGATATCAGTCAATTTGGAAAAGTTACTAAAGAAGTTCCAACATATGATGAGTTTGGTACTCAAATTGGTACGGAGAAAGTTGAAACATTTGGAAATAAGGTAACTGGACAAGCAGTTCCAAACACTTATAGCGAACGTCAGACTGGTAACTTCTTTGGTGGAACTTTTGCAGGTAAAGGGAATACTGGATACGGTGTTCAGTTTGATGCTAGTGGTAAACCTGTATTTTATACTCAAGGTGCTTCAAGCTCTGATATTGGCAGTTTGATGCCTCTTATCCAGCTTGGTCTAATGGCTACAGGTGCTGGAGGCTTGCTTGGAAATGCTTTGCTAGGTACAACTGGAACATCTATAGCTTCTAGTGCTTTAGGTGGCGGTTTACTTGGTGGCGGTCTTTCAGCTGCTACAGGTGGTGACTTCCTTAAAGGTGCTTTGACAGGTGCTGCAGGTGGGGCTATTGCAGCTTACTTCAGTCCTACAACGGGTCAAGTAACCTCTACACCTACTGCTGACTCAGTTCCGTTATCTTATGATGACTTAGGAATTGACTATAGCCTTGCCAATGGCACTCAAATGAAACCGTTGACTGACATGGGCGGTGCAAGCGGATTGCAACCCGGTACATCAGCTAACTTGGAAGGCATGGGAGGTGCTCAAGGTATTACTTTGAACCTAGGTGCTCCATCTACTACGCTTGCTAATGCTTTGGCTACCTTTGGTGGTGTCAATCCTGCTAACCTATCTGACATGGGTGGTGCTCAAGGATTAACATACCAGACACCATCAGGTTTAGTTACTCAAGGTGGTACATTGTTAACTGGCGGCTCTACAGGTAACAATAATGTTATTGGTGAGACAGGCATTAATACAGCCTACAATATTGGCGGTGATCTAGGTAAGACTTTAGCTAATGTTGATACTGGTGTATACAACCCTGCCGGTGGTCTGTTGTCTTCAACTGTAACTGGCATCAATCCAGACGGAACACCTGTAAAACCAACTACTACAACACCTCCTGTTGATATTACAAACATACCTCCTTCGTTAATTAGTACGCTCTTAGGGGCTGTAGTAGCACCTAATGTATTTAAACCAACTACACCAACTACTAAAGGTGTGAGTATTCCAACTCAAGGCGTACCTTTAAATAGCCAAGACTATTTTAATACGATCCAACAAAACTATAACAGACTACTTCCAGCAGTTCCTCGTGATGTCGCTACACCACTGGCACAATGGTACAATTCTTCATATGGAGCTTAAATGACAACAATCATTACAAAGAATAGCAGTACATCGACAGCTGTACCTGCATCAGGTGATTTAACTAAGGGTGAGTTAGCTGTTAATGTTACCGATAAGAAGCTGTATACTAAGGACAACTCAGGTACAGTTGTTAAGTTGGTAGGTTCTTTAGGTAATCAAGAAGCTTCAGCAGCTGCCATTACAGGTGGTACATCAGCTGGTGTAGCCATTACTGGTGGAACTATTAACAATACTCCTATTGGTGCTACTACAGCTGCAGCAGTTACAGGAACTACAGTTACAGCTACTACAGGCTTTGTAGGTGCTTTGACAGGCGATGTAACAGGTAATACAACAGGTACTCACACAGGTGCTGTTACAGGAAATGTTACAGGTAACTTAACAGGTAACGTTACAGCTTCTACAGGTACTTCCTCATTCAACAACGTCACTATTAACGGTGGCTTGGACATGAATGCAGGTACTACAGCTACGATTACTAACCTGACAACACCTACAAACTCAGGTGATGCAGCTACAAAAGGTTATGTAGACACATCTATTGCAGCAGTTGTTAATGGTGCTCCAGCAGCTTTGGATACACTTAATGAACTTGCAGCAGCTCTTGGTAATGATTCTTCATTTGCAACTACTGTAACTAACAGTATTGCGGGTAAACTCCCTCTTGCTGGCGGCACTATGACAGGTGCTATTGCTATGGGTACTAACAAGATTACAGGTCTTGGTACTCCTACAGCAGGTACAGACGCAGCTACTAAAACTTATGTAGATACTTCAGCAGCAGCTTCCTTGCCATTGGCAGGTGGAACCATGACAGGTAACATTGTCATGGGTTCTAATAA